GTAACAAATTTCGTTGGAGCAGGAAGTATGTATTTGAAATTAAATGATCTTGAAATAAATACATCACTACAATTTGTTCCTGAAATAGATAATTGGTATGGTGTGGTAATTAATGTATCGAATAAATATAAACAACTATCAGTAAATATCTGGGAAATGACATACGATCAGACTAATCCACAAGCACAAACAAGTGAGCTCAGAAAAGTTCATGAATATGTAAGAACTTTAGATTCTGAAATATTATTTGATGCTCCTGTAGATATAGTAGATGATAATAACAGCCCATATTATGGAACTGATAATAATTCATATAAAATCTTTACGTCACCAATGTATATGAGTAATATCAGGATATTTAAAAATATGATAGATATTGACGATCAGTCAACTGTACTAAACCAAAATACTGTTAGAGATGAACAATTAGCATATATTATTGACAATGCTAAACCAGAACTCAAACTACGTAAATTTGCTAGAAACCGATAATTAATAATTTTTTTAGTTGAACCCCGAATAAATATAATATGCCTAGAAGAAAACCAAAACCTGAAGTACAGATACAGGCGAAGATAAAAGAGACCTTAGATTCTATCGTTAGCGCGGAAAACTTTGGACTAGAATCCATAGATAGTAGTGATCTACCAAGACTCAAAAGTTCTGTTATATTAGACTTTGAGCTTGAGAAGACTACAGTTGCAACAGATGCTAAGCTTCTTTTGGATAAAATGGTAGATTTTTATTTAGATGCTGATCTGATCGGGGAAGATGACCATATAGAATATAAGAAAAAAATGGACGCAATGAATCTCTCGTCTATGTTATTACAGCTAAAAACATCTCAACATACTATTATTAAAATAATGGAAGAGATAGATTTGGGAAATATGCAACCTAGATTGATTGAGGTACTAGTACAGCTACAGTCTCAGATAATGCAGATGCCAAAGGACTATCAGAATTATTTAGAAAAAATGGAAGATTCTTATAAAAGAATGAAAAATGATTATGGCCAGAAGAAACTTAGAGGTGGAATAACATTAGATGAAGACGGAAACGTTGCTACCCCTATTAATGGGGAGCAACCACAAGGGATCAGAGTTAGAGGCAATAAGGGGCTAATGGAAAATTTGAGAGATATATTAGGTTCCGATATTGAAGACGTTACTATAGACGATCTGGATGAAAATTCAATAGTTAATGCTAGAGAAAAACTAAAGATTGATAAAGATAAAAATCCAAACGGACAGGAAGGAGAGGATTCTAGTGAATACGATATAGAAGATGACCTATTTAATACGTAATATAAAAATATGGCCGAAGAAAAACTTATAGATAATAACTATTGGAGTACCGAAAGGATAAACGAGGTATTTAGATCAATAGACGAAGAAGGCGTTGATATTAAAAAAATCGATAACCCCTTTCATGATAATGATCCCGAGCTTAAAACTGCAAATGTTTTATGGGAATTTACCTCTGACGAGATATTGGAAATCGAAAAATGTGCTAAAGACGTAACACATTTTTCCCAATATTGCCAGGTAATAACTGATGATGGATTAGATTATATAAACCTTAGAGATTATCAGGATTCCATACTTAGAGAATATCAATCACACAGATTTAATATATTACTTGCACCGCGTCAGGTAGGAAAATCGATAACCTCTGCTATTATATTATTATGGTATTTACTTTTTAATAAGGATAAAAATGCAATGATCCTTGCTAATGTTGGGGATACAGCAGAAGAATTAATGGATAAAATAAAATCTATTATTAGAGGTCTTCCATTTTTCCTAAAACCCGGAATGAAGGTTAATAATGTAATGACTATGAAGTTCGATAATGGTTGTAGAGTTGCTGCAAAAACAACTACAAAAACGACAGGTATTGGCTTTACTATTCATTTTTTATATATGGATGAATTTGCGCACATTAACGAAAATTTCATGGAAAGTTTCTTTAGATCAACATATCCTACTGTATCTTCTTCTAAAGTGTCACGTATTATAATAACTTCTACTCCTAATGGAATGAATAAATTCTATGACATGTATCAGGACGCTCTTGATAGTAAAACAACAGGGAGTGATTTTAATCCCATACGTGTTGACTGGTGGCAAGTTCCTGGAAGGGATGAAGAATGGAAAAGGTCTGAGATAGCTAACCTTGGGAGCGAGGAATTATTCAATCAGGAGTACGGTAACCAATTCTTAAGTTCTAGTTCCTTATTATTAGGTTCAGAAGAACTAAAATCTATAAAACATAACGAAGCTGAATATAGCTGGAAAGAAATCGAGGGTTTACATGATTCAGAGGTTGTTTATGAAAATTTACTATGGCACCCAAGTTTTGATTTGGATACCTGTATGGGGGAGAATAAAAAATATGTATTATCTGTAGATTTAGCTGCCGGAGGCAAAGGCGATCATAGTGTTATTAATATATTCAAAGTTGTGCCCTTACCCATGAAGAGGATTATGGAAATAGAAGACCCCGAAGACGAGTCAGCTTTCTTTGGTCTTTTACAGATAGGTGTATTTAGAGATAACGAAGCTAAATTAGAGACTACTCAAAAAATATTAGAAATATTAATAGTAGAAGTTTTTGGAGTAGAGCAAGTTAAAATTGCACTTGAGATGAACTTTAAAGGTGAATTATTAATAGAGAAATTATTAAATAACGATGATCTTTATGAGGAACTCTTCCTTTATACCAAGCACACAGAAGCCGCAAAAAGGGCTAAAGCTGGAATAAAATATAATGCTAAAAATAAACTTAAATATTGTGAAACTATAAGGAGTTTAATTAAGGCAGGATCTATAATGGTTAACGATAAAAAATGGACAATTCCTGAATTATTCACCTTTGGGTTAAATAATAGAGGAACATATTCTAGCCAGACTGGACATGATGATGTAGCAATGTCAGTGGTTAATTTAGCTGCATTATTTGAGTATGGAGAGATTTATGATTTAATAGGTGAGGTATATGATGGATTAGAGGATAAATATAAATCTGTAATCGATAAGAAGCTTTCTGGTGGTACCCCAACGCCAGCTTCTCCTTTTGCTAGATTCGTCCCAAAAACAAAAGACGGAGCAGCATTTAAATCTTTTAATGACCTTATGTAGGAACGTTCTCACGATATATAATAAAATCTATTTTCGTACTTGTAGTAATGCTAGAAATAAAGTTCTGGTAGTAGATATATAGATTAGCAAAAATATCTAGATAATAATGGCAAAGAAAATCAAAGTTGATTTATCGCAATTCAAAGCTTCGGGAGTTTATACTCTTGAATTTGATGCATCAGAAAATGTAATATTAACCTCACAGACTATAAGATTGGTGATTGGATTCTCTAATAAGGGGCCTTTTAACACACCAGTTTATATTCCAGACTTTAAAACAGCGCTAGCAGTTTACGGAGATATAGATAAAACCTTAGAGAATCAAGGATCATATTTCCATAGATCAATACAAGCATGTTTAAATACAGGACCGGTTTTTGCATTAAATTTACTTAAACTTAATAACGACGAAACTAGCTCAACCGCTGACATCGTAGGTTATAAATCATTCTCAGTAGATACTGAAGAACAAAATGGTATATTAACAGATAAACTATATGCATCTTTCTTTAATAAGGAAAGATTTTGGTTTGCTGATCCCGATTATTTCTTAGCTACTTTATCAGTAGCCGATAGTGGAAGACTTTTTAATTTAGTTAACCTAGGGAAAGAATCAACTAGTGTTATCACTAGAAAATCTACAGATGCGGTAAAACCGATACTTGGATATAATATATTTGCAATTGATTGGTATGGTGCTGATAATGTACCTAACTATGTACATCCTTATGATTATATGGAGGATTACTTTATCGATGTTATTTCAGTATCTGGAGATTGGACAGATTATAGTACATTATCATTAGATCCAAAATGGAGTAATTACTTTACTGCAAACGGATTTATAAAAAGTCAAATTGATAATTTCCTAGCAGATTCTGATGTTAATATAGTAACCTCTGTAACTGGATCTATATTACCAGGTTTTGTAGACCTTGGGGGAAACAGCCAGTATATTCAAACAATTATTAATAACAATACAGTTACTACTGGAATCTTTTGTGCAATCGATGAAAAAGGAATAGAAGATATATGTAACAATTCTTCAAGAATAGATTTAGTTGGCCATCACTTAATAGATGAACTTACTGCGGATGGAGATTTAGTTACGCCTAGATTAAACTTCTTAAGTTATGATCAAGCTTTATTAGCTGATTATCCTTATGACCAAAATTTATCAACAGTAACTGGAACTGGAAATGGTCTTAATGTAGGGACTTTATTTATAGCAACTGGAGCAACTGGAGCAACCTCCGGAATGCTAGAAACAGAATTTGTACCATATTCGGAATTAGTTTATGATGGTGGATATCATTATCTTGAAACTCTACCAGCTGGAGCTTCTGGTGCGGCAACCGCAGAAGAGCTTACACTACTTAAAACATTCTTATCCGTTAATGATAACGATGACCAAAAATTCATTATTGGCGATGTTATTAGCTTAGTAGGGAGTGATGCTATAATAGACCAATTTACAGAAAACGATTTAATTAAATTAAAAGTGCTTAGTGTAAAAGAAATTAACGGAGCATTAAGAATAATATATAGTCATCCATTAGACACACCGGCATATAGAAATTTAGGAATAGAGATAGAACCTACTTATGACGGGACAGTATCAGGACCTATTTCGGGCCTCAGTAATGCATATCAATTTGGACATGGAGATTTATTAGAAAGAGCTGATGTTGTTACCCCTACTGGTGCAACTGGGGGTGCTTTGACCGACCCTAATACACCAATAGCACAAACACTTATAGCTTATAGTTTATCTGATTTTTATGCTGATGCTAAGAAAGAAGAAATTCAAGATGGTGATAGTATATGGGGAGTGTCAACAGGACCATCACAATGGTTAACCTTTACTTCTAGCGTTGACAGAGATCAATTTAGTTTGACCTATTGTAGAGCTTATGCTAATATAAGTAGATATGACGGAACCCCTGTAGCAGCAGGATTGGACGGAACTTCTCAACAAACGGATATAGAAGACTGGGATACTACATATGCTAGTAATAATGCAGGTTCCCCGGTTGATACTAATACAACTATTAATATAGTTTCTGCAGAAGGTGCGATTAGTGAAATAATAGACGTTGTTACTAAAATCGATTCAACTTCATTTACTATAAGTACATTAGATAGTTCGATCTCAGTAGGAGATTGGTTAGTATCAACAGATAAAGATATTTGCACAGATACATCAGAAAATTTACAAAGTAGATTAACTAGAGTATTATCTGTAGCTCAGACGCTTGATCAGTGGATAGTTAAAGTTACTACATCTAGACCAATAGAATATTCTTCTAGTCAGACTGCGATGACGGTTAGAAAATTCAGACCAATAGAAGAATTTACAAACTCTTTCCAGTTCACTTACCTTAGTGGGTTTACAATGAGAGCAACTCATAGACCTAACGGAAGTGATGCTAGAGTAACTGAAATATTGGACGTACTTTATAATACTAATCTTGCTTCAACTTTAGCAACGAAAGATGTAATATCATTTAGATATATTGTTGATACGTTCGCTGGACAAATCTTACCAAATTCTAAGTTTCAACTTAGTAAACTTGCAAAAGATAGACAAAAAGCATTAGCTTTAATAAATGCACCATCAATGGATCAATTTAGAATTTCTACAGATCCTAGATTTACTGATGCACCAACAAATGTTGATCCTTATCCTTCATTAGAAACTAGATATATTGCTGAAGGTGGGAATCTATCACTTAATCCATCATATACATTTAGTTTACCGACAGAAGATCAAGGATCTAAATTTTGCGGATTCTTTATGCCTTATCTGGTACTAAGAGAAAACAATAAAAATATAAAAGTTCCACCAGCAGCTTTTATCTCGAATAATTTCGTTAGAAAATTTTCAAACGGAGAACCTTATGCTATTATAGCAGGACAAAAAAGAGGGGTTATTTCAGGTAACAGTATAGTTGGACTTGAATATGATTTTGATGATGACGATAGAGGAAATCTTGAACCAGTAGGTTTAAATCCAATAATCAAGAAAAGAGGACTTGGACCAGTAATCTTTGGTAACCAAACAGCTTATCAACAAGTAAACTCTGCATTTAATTTAATACACGTAAGAGATATCTTAATAAGTGTAGAAAATGATGTTGAAGAAATATTAGCTAATTACTTATTCGATTTCAACGAAGATTCAATCAGACTTGAAATTAAAACATTAGTTGATAATTATCTTGATGGTGTAAGAGCTGGAGGAGGAATATACGCATATCAAACTATCATGGATTCGTCTAATAATACACCAGCGATAATAGATATGAATATGGGAATTATAGATATCATTATAGAGCCAGCAAGAGGTATACAGAAATTTATTAACCGAATAACTGTTACTAAAACTGGTGGTATAGCAGCAGGAGGGTTCATCAACTTTGTATAATTGATGCCTTTCTCATACGATAGATAAATATAAGAAAAAAAATTAATATAAATGGCGGGCTTACCTCACTTTAATAATTCGAAATCAGCAATGGATAGGTTGGAACCAGTATTTCTTAACCAATTCGAAGTTTTGATTACACCCCCAGCAGGAGTTGGTGGTGGAGAATTATTACTTCAACACGTTAGATCTGTAAGTGGACTTACCTTGGATAAAACTCCGGTTCCAATAGATCAAAAGTATAAATTTGCTAAAAGAAACTATGCTGGTGGAAAACCAGGACAAACTTTTATGGATTTAGGAGTTACGTTTAACGTAAACTTGGATGAAAGTAATTCTATGTATGTATTTAAAACCCTAAGACAATGGTCGGATTTAATATACAATCCGTTAACAGGAGCTCAGGGATTAAAAGTTGATTATACGGGATCTATAGTAATCTCTATATTTAACAAGGGAGGTAAAGTATTTAGAAGAATAACATGTAAAGATGTATTTCCAACTAAACCGCTTCCTGCTATGGACCTTGGCTATTTAAACGAAGGTTTATATAAGGTAGAAGATATGACTTGGGCAGTTGATCACTGGGAAGACCTATTCATATAAAAATTAAAGAATAAAAGAAAATGGCAGGATTACCACATTTTACTAATAGTAAAGCATCAATGGGCAATTACGAACCGGTTTTTCTTAACCAGTTTGAGATTTTAATTATACCCCCAGCTGGTGTTGATTTAGGTCCAACATATAATGGAGAGTCTATACTAACACAAGCTGTTAAGTCTATTGGAGGTTTATCAGTTGATATACAACCACAAGCTCCAGTAGAGCAACACTATAAGTTTGCTACCCGTAGATACGGTGGAGGCGAACCTAGTACAACAGATTTAGATTTAAGAATAGATTTTGAAATAAACTTAAATGACGAAAGTTCGATGGCGGTTTATAAAGTGATGAGACAATGGGCAGATTTAATATATAATCCATTAACAGGAGCAATGGGAGCAAAGACTGATTATGTAGGTTCTATGGTAATATCAGTATTTAGCAAACCAGGAGAAGTATTTAGAAGAATAAGAATTCCTAGCTGCTTTATATCAGAAGATTTATCTGTAATGGAACTTAGTTATGAGAGTGGAGATATTTTCATATTAGAAGCTAGTTGGAAAGCAGATTATTGGGAAGATCTATTTTTATAATAAAATATATGAAACTACTACAATGGGAAATTCTAAGATATTAGAATTTCCCATTTTTTATATGGGATAGTTATATAGTAAAAAGACATTATTATGGAAAAAGGTTTATCCCCTGAGGATATTTTAAAGAATAGAGAAAATGAGGGAGGAATAGATTATGACTCAGATGCAAGTATAAAGCCTGAAGTTGTAAACGAGAAACCAAGAGTAAATCCTTTACAAGAAAGATTAGACCTTGGTAATATAAACGATAAAAAGGAAATTAGCGCTAGTCCAAATCTAGGTACTATTGATAATAAGCTAAGTAAGGAAGAACCCAAATTAGATATGGGATGGAAGAATCTTCCGCTTAATATGCTTCCATCAAAGGGCAATTTCTACCCTGAAGGAGCTAAAATAGCTATAAGGCCGGCAGAGGTTGCGGAGATTCGACATTTTTCTACTATTGATGAAGATGATAAGATAGGAGCAAACGATCTATTAAATTCAATATTAGATAGATGCATGCGTATACAGTTCGCTAATTCTGGTTTAGTATCATATAAGGATATCATACAAGAGGACAGATTCTATATAATATTAGCAATTCGTGATATTACATTTATAAAAGGCGAAAATAAAATAATGCTGAAGCCTACTAAAAAATGTAAATCTGAAGAAGAATGCCCATTTACCGCTGGGATTGAATTAAATACTTGGTGTTTAGATTTCTTTAATATTAGCCCGGACGTAATGAAATATTATTCACCCAAAATAAGAGGATTTGAATTTAGACTAAAAGATAATCCAGATAATGCTATATTTATGTATATGCCAACCATTGGGGTGAAAGAAGCAATTGACGGCTTTAAAAGAGAGATGGTAAAGAAAAGAGTAGATATTGATTCTGCCTTTATGCAGATAGTGCCCTTTATGTTTCCAGATTGGCGTAATATTACTTCAGAGATGATATATTCAAAATTCAGACAATCTGACTATTGGTCGAAGGAGGAATTTTCATTATATTTTATGTTATCTAAAGAATTGAAACTTGGTACAAAATTAGAAGCTTCTGTTACATGCCCTAATTGTAACGAAGAAGTAAAAGCACCAATTGTTTTTAAAAACGGAATCAAATCTATTTTCGTTATTTCAGATATCATTGGACAATTACTTGTCAATTAAATTTGACCTTTGGCATAAACACCAGGTTAATCAAGATTGGTTAGAATCTATTCCGTTCTGGGAATATCAGGACTTCCTTAAAAAATTAAATTTTGCTATAGAGGATAAGAATAAGAAGAATGTAGAAAAAAGTGGAATGAAGGAAGCATTTAGCTTCGGTAAGTAAAGCTTTTGATATATACATATGAAAAATAGTAGTTAGTAATGGCTGAAATATCTCCTAAATTAATAAAGGAACTTGTTGATAATATAAAGAATCTTAAAAGGGACGTAGGTACTATAGGAAAAGATGTTAATTCTATAGATGATGTTATCTCTGAAAAATTAGTGGATTCTACCGGTTCGTTTGATCCTGATAATTTAAGAGATAGTATAATAAAAGGAATTAAGAAATCTGGACTAGACCAAAAGGAATTTCCTGTTGATGAGATGGTTGATAAAATAAGTAATAAATTTATCTCAACTACTACTAATACGATAGACGAAGTCTTTTCTGCGGGAAGTAAAAGGATAATAAAAGAAATACTTGCTTCTAGTAATGCACCTAAAAATATAGATTTTCTAGATAAAAAATCTCTTGAAAAAATGTTATCTGAAATTAAATCAGATAATAATACAAATGAAATAACATTTGATATAGGTGAGATTGCTCCTGCTAACGATAATAGTTTAGCAAACTCCGGGAATATATTAATTGGAGAAGACCTACCAGATGTGGTAAACTTAGATGAACCTAAAGAACCTTTAGCTGAAGAGGAAACGGATAATTTATCAGATATCAACGAGCTATCTGAAAACATTATAGATTCTATTAAGGAACTAACGGAAACTAAGGAACCAACAGACATCAATGAACTATCCGAAAATATCATAGATTCTATTAAGGAATTAACCGAAAATAAGGGAACAGAGGGTTTTAATGAACTGTCTGAAAACATTATAGATTCTATTAAGGAATTAACCGAAAATAAGGGAACAGAGGGTTTTAATGAACTATCCGAAAACATTATAGATTCTATTAAGGAACTAGTGGAAACTAGAGAGCCAACAGATATCAACGAACTATCAGAAAATATCATAGATTCTATTAAGGAGCTAACAGAAACTAAAGAACCAAATGATTTTAATGAACTATCTAAAAATATCATAGATTCTATTAAGGAACTGAACATAACCAATGAACCAGATATTAATAGTGAACCTATAGATTTTATACAAGAAGACAAAGAGTCTATTGAAGAGATAGGTGGCTTTGTCCCGTTAACTAACGAGCAAAGTAAAATACTTACTGAAAATGAAATAGAGGCAATAGAAAATACTATAGATTCTTCTATTACTGAATCAAATAAAAAAGCAGAGGCAGATAAAGTAGCAAATCCTGATATGGTTATAAGTATAGACGACCTTATAACAAATACCAAATCACAGATAGAGAACGATAGTTCATATAATAAAGAAGAATTAGTAGATAAAGTAGATGCTGTGATTGATTCGACAAAAACCATAGAGGATAAATTAGAATTTACCCCGCCCGTCTCTCCAGAAAAAAAAGACACAGATATTTCGGGGGATACAATAAACAATGTAAATGATATACTGAATGAATTCACAGAGATTAAACAGGATGCTGATATTCCTATCATAACGGATAAGGAAAAAATTGATACTTTAGCTAAAGAACATGATGATATTCTAGTAAGAAATGAAGTCCCAAAGCTGAAAAAAATTATAGAAAAAAATAAGGAGCAGGACGAAGTACTCACAAGTAACTTAGAACTTGGTAATAAGATAGAATCCTTGATAGCTACTATGGAGGCTACTAATATTGCCAATATGAAAGATAGTAAGGAACAAAAATACGAGGTGGATAGTACAACAATAAAGGAGAAAAAGAAGAGTAAAAAAGATACTACCCCGTCTAATGATACTAAAGATGATAAAAAGGTTGCTGAATATAATTTAGCTAATCTTAAATTATTAGAAGAAATCGTTGGGCTTCTTTCAGGACCTCTTAGAATTTCAGACAATAAACCCAACCGACCAAGTAGTCGTTTTAACTAAATTAATAATTTCTCTTTGGTATATAGAAAAGATTTATTACATTTACCAAAAAATATACATAGCCTAATAGAGACCTTAGTATGAGCCTACCAAATTTGGATTTCTTTAACCTTCAAGACAGCGAACCCTCGGCGAAAACCCCATTTTGGATATACCGCAAAGAATGGGAAAAACCAAAAATCTATGAGAGTAGAGAAGAAATAAAAGATGCAGTAGGCCCGAAACAAATCGAGAAAGATTTAATATATTTAAGGATGGCTTCAGTATGGGCAGAAAATTCTCATTGTAACAGACGGAAGGTAGGATGCTTAATAGTAAAAGACAAATCTATCATATCGGATGGCTATAACGGAACACCAACCGGATTTAGTAATGATTGTGAAGATTGTAACGACGCTACACTTCCAACAGTATTACACGCAGAAGCAAATGCCATTAGCAAATTAGCAAGAGGAACACAAACATCAGCAGAATCTACGCTTTATGTTACCTTATCCCCATGCTATGAATGCGCAAAATTAATAATACAGGCGGGAATACGAAGAGTCGTATTTCAAGATCTGTATCGAGAAACCAGTTCCCTTAGTCTATTAGTAGAGGGTGGAATTGAGTTAGTACGAATTAAATAAAATTAAAAATATGTCGAAGGAAAGAAACATTCAAAAGCTTGCGGAAAATTTTATAGAAAAAAGAAATGATCAAACCTTTAAAGAATTATATGAAAGATTGAAACCTGGTGTAATGAATCATTGTTTCGGTATATTAAAAGATGGTAGTTTAGCTGAAGATGCGTTCTTGAACTGTATGGCTAAAATATGGCTTAAGGTAGAACAGTACGATATAGATAGAGGTAATTTTTCAACCTGGTGTTATAATATAGCTCGTAACGAATCCCTACTTTTATTAAAATCTAGGAAACGTTATGTAAATCAAACCGATGGAGAGGTTGAATTTATAGCATCTATTAATACCGATGGTGATGTATATGATCCAGAAAAAGATCCATTATGGGCTTTTGCACACGAAGCAGATTGTATAGAAGAAACCTATGATGCTGTTATAGAGGAGATAAAAAATCTACCTCCATTATATAGGGATATTATGATTGACCGGGAAATAAACCATATGAAATATAAGGACATTGCTGAAAAATACGATATTAAAAAACGATCGATAGCGACAAGAATTAGGAGAGCGAGAACAAAGATTCGTAAAAAAATGGAGACTTCTACTAAACCTGTCATATAATATAAAAGTAAAGCACAGAAATATGAGATTTTTTAGAGTAATAAAAGAGATCAAGAATTTTATAGATTATAAAAGGATCATTAGAAAAGAATCTTTGGATTCTCCTATATGGAGTAAACTTAGGTTACGTAAGGATTGGATTCCTCGTATATACACAGTAATTAATTTACCCCCAACAATAACAGAATCAAAAGATTTTCCAAGAGAAGCAAGACCTGCTTATGTTATGGACGAGATTGCACCTATTAATGACTATATAGGATTTGATTTAAATCTTAATGAAGTCACTACCATGGCTATGAAAGAGGTTGATGGGACAAGGGGAGATTCATATCTCGTTGTATGGTTTTTCTTATTTCGTGAACTTAGTATCCTTTATATCCTTAGAATATTATCAATTTGGGCATTAGCTATCGCAGCTATAATAAAATGGGAAACAATATATTTATTCCTATCTGAGCATACCTTAGCATTATATGATAAAATACTCTCCTTATTTTGATAGAAAAATTTCATCCAGAAGTAATAAAGAAAAAGGCTGAGATTGAGGAGAAGCTAAAATATTTTGATGACCCTCTGTTTATCTTTGAACCAAAAGAGCATGCTTATACCTATGAAGGAATAAAGTTTGATTCTGTTACAACGTTTTTGAAAGTATTCAAAGAAGAATTTCAAAAAGAATATTGGGCAGAAAGAAAAGCAAGAGAAAGAGGGATAACTGCTAAGGAAATACTTGCTGAATGGCAAGCTCTTGGCGATACTGCAAATATACTTGGTACAGCAGTACATGAATGGATAGAAGATTTTTGGGTTTCTTGGGAAACTGAGATTATCCCAGATTTCCCTGAATCCCCAGAAAACGAAGTACAGAAACGTGCTGAAAAGTTTCTCGATATTTATGGAAGCAAACTCATACACTTTGTACCATTGACCTCTGAATTGAAACTATTTTCTAAAAAATGGAAACTTGCGGGAACTGTGGATCAGCCTTTATTGTTTTGGGACGAAAAACAACAGAAGGTATTATTAGTTATCGGGGACTGGAAAACTAATAAGGAATTCAAAGATGATAATCATAAGAAGGGAAGATATCAAAAATTACATAGACCATTCAACCACTTATATGCTAATAGTCATAATGAGTATTCCCTTCAAATTAGTTTATATAGGCTCATATTAGAACAAATGGGGATAGAAACGGATAGCGGATTTTTATGTCATATTGGACCAGAAGGGCCGGCAAAATTATATCCAGCAAAAGACCTAAGACAACTTTTAAAAGTATATCTGGATCATAATAGAGGAGACGATCAAATAGATATATTTAATGTTTAGTGAATTTGAAACATTACATATATAGTTACTATAAATAATAAATACAAAAGAAATATACGATGGCAAAGAAAAACACTAAAAATACTGAAACCCCTAGTGTAGTAGACGCAAACGAAATAGAAGCAATTGTTAATATTGATCTTGCTGCAGTCGAACAGATGGAGAAGAAAATATCTGACAAAAAAGCGGATTTAAAAGATAAGTTATATTCTATCAAAATGACAGAAAAACTTTGGAAAAGGTTTACTGGATTCATGGAGAATGACGTACCATGGACTAATAAAGAGGCTTTAGGAGTTATTGAGATAGCTAATGTAGTAAAAAAGATTGAAAAAACTGGAATAGAAAAGGGGTATGTTTATA